GTAATTGGGATAATTTCCCTCGATGAGTTTGGAATAAAGGAAGGTGTTGCCGAGGTCGAAGGAGACCTGGTTTTCCGCGAAGCTGATGGTGAGCGGTTCCTCGTCGCGGAGGATGCGCTGCAATTCCTGCACGGCCTTGGTGGGGAGGATGGCTTCGACTTCGCTGCCTTTGGGGAATTCGATGTCCTGTTCGACCAGCGCGAGACGGCGGCCGTCCGTGGCGACCAGGGAAAGCTTGTTTTCCTTGAAGCTGAGCAGGACGCCGTTGAGGACGTACCGGCTTTCGTCGGTGGAGATGGCGTAAGCGGTGCGCTTGAGCATGTCGCGAAAGACGCCCTGGGTCAGCTTGAAGGTCTTGGCGCCGTCGCCCTTGGGGAAGGGCGGGAAATCTTCCTCGGGCAGGCCCATGATGCGGAAGAAAGAGGAGCCGGAGGTGATGGTCGCGATCTGCTTCGAATCGACTTCGAGCGTGAGTTCCGCCGCGGGCAATTCACGGATGATGCTGAAGAGCCGGCGCGCGGGGAGCGTGGTGGCCCCGCCTTTGACGATCTCGGCATCGACCGAGACGCGAATGCCGGTGTCAAGGTCGGTGGTGGAAATGATAAGCTTTCCGTCCGCGGCTTGCACGAGGGCATTGCCGAGAATGGGAAGCGTGGTGCGAGTGCTCACCACGTTTTGGACGATTTGAAGACCGGAGAGGAGCGCTTCCCGCGAGATAACACATTTCATAACGAGACTGTATTAAGAAGGTTTGGAGGAAAAAAACAATGGTTTATTCTCCGTCTTATAGCTGTGAATAAGCACGAGGTTTGTTGAAAGTAGCGTAAGGGGAACGAACTGCATGCGAAGCAGTGTGTGAATAGAGCGACGAGAAACCAAGACAAACTTGGCTAAAGTCGAAGTTATCGGGGTTACGGGCAGGAAACGGAAAGTTATTCACAGGCTATTGGTTGAGATCGCGGGAAAGGTCAGCGCTCTCCTCTGGATTTACCGCTTTCCGCCGGTGCGGCCAAGCGGAGCATGGCGTAACCAAGACCGAGCGTGACAAGGGTGAGGACAAGGAAAGTGATCACGCGATAGCCGTTGGATAGACCCCAAAAATCGATGCAAAAGACGCGGAGAATCGCCGCACACAGGATGACCAGCCCGCACCAGCGCAGGCGGCGCCCCACGACGAGCAGACCGAACAGGAAGAGGAACAGGGCGTAAAGCGCCCAGCCCATGGTGAGATAGCTGGGGCTGACATGACTCAATATCCACAAACCGACCAGAAGCCAGCCCGTGCCGACCGAAAGGAGGATGAGAATCCAGGTTTCCACGGCGGTTACGAGCGCCTTACCTTCATGGCGAAGAAGCGCCGGTTGAGTGAGAAAAAGGAGCAGGGCGAGAATATCAAGGAACGTCGGCGCAGGTGCGGGAGAGATGAAATTCCGGACGTAGACCCACGCGCCGATGACGCTGAGGAAAAAGCTGCAGCGCACGCCAAAGGAATTACGGCGTCGGACAGACGTCGATAGAACCAGCGTGCCGAGAAAGAGAAAGGCGGCCATCTGGTCGAGCGCCGGAACGATCGCGAAGACCCAGCGAACCAGCCCGGCGAGCGCCAGGAGCTGATAGCCGTAGGCGAGCCGGCGAAGGGGCCCGCGCCACGATTCGGGGATGTCCGTAAAGAGGCGAAGCCATTCATGCGCGGCGCGCGCGGTGGCGAAGACGACCATCCCGGGCACGGCCGCGGCCCACCAGGTCCAGGGAAAGACGTCCCTGTCGGGCGGAAAGAAAAAGTGGTAGAGGGCAAGTCCAAGAAGAATCTGGCCCGTGGCGGCGACCGACCAGACGCGGGTGAAAGCGCCGTAGACCAGGAAGACAACGGAGAGAAGGCTGGCGGCGATCATCCAGCTTTGCGCGCCGAGGTAGGGATGCACGGCCTGGACGACGAGGCCGACGAGGGCCAGCGCATAGACGAAGGTCAGCGGGATGGCCCAGGTACCGGACCGGACGATGTGTTGGCGCGACCACCAGGTGACGAGCAGGAGGGTGACGGCGGCGACCCATCCCGTGCTCCACCAGGGAAGCTCCTCCCCGGTCTCGGCGGGGAAGAGGACGAGCACCTGCGCGGCCAGCAGGAGCATCTGGGCCAGAGGCGGCAATTCGAAAATCGAGATGTAATAGATGGAGAAGGTGAGCGCCAGCGCGGCCAGGGCGAGGGCGGGGGGGAAGGTGCTGTCGCTCAGTTCGGTGCTCAGCGCGGTGAAGATCAAGCCGAGCGCGAACAGGCAATAGCAGGAGGTGGAGACGACGATGGTGCTGCGGGCCCGGGGACTATGCCGGATCTCGCCCCGGGACGACCAGGCGTTGATCACCATGACGACCGCGCCGCCCAAGGCGAGCAGCCACGGATGGTGCGCATAGACGGCGATTTCCCAGATCAAAAAGACCGTGGCGAAAAACGCCGCGACGTAGGTGCTGATGGTGAGGATGCGGTCGCCGGAAAAGGCGCCGGCCACGCCGAGCAAGAACGTCTCCGCCAGCAGCACGATGCCGCGCGTCATTCCCGTGAAGACGACGATGATGCCGGCGGTGACGAGCGCGAGCCCCTGCGCGGCGTAGGCGCCCATGAGGTCCACCGGCTCGATGCCGGCAAAACCGGCGAAGCGGGAGGTGATCAGGAAGACGAATCCGGTGTCGAGCAAAGTCGAGCCGATGGCCCGGGCGCCGTAGCCGGCGATATAGGCGGTCAGCATCAACAGCCCGGCCAGGACGCCGTTGTTCAAGCTGACGAAGGCGAGCCGCTTGCCGCCGCGAAAGGTGGGCGCGGTGGTGAGGATGATCGCCAGCGTGAAGATGAGCCACGCGCAGACGAGATAAACGGCGTAGGGCCAATAGTGGAGCGTGCGGCTGGTATCGAGAACGAGATCGCCGTTTTCGTCGATGACGAGTCGATGCAGCAGGGCGAGGTAGGCGCCGATGAGGCTGAAGGTGGCGAGCGCGGCCCAGCCGTTGCGCAAGAGGAAGGCCGCCGCCGTGGCGGCGAGAATCAGGTCGGTGAACATCGTGAACGAGCCGACCGGATTGATGGCGGTGCTAAAATAAGCGAGCGTGATGGCGAAAAGCGCAAGGCCCTGCGATTTTTTTCGCTCGGCGAGAAGAAGGACGTAAATCGACCAGAGCAGCAGGAGAACGCCGGCGACGAGAGGGCTGCCGATGATGCGCAGCGACGGGACATAAGACGCCGCGTAACAGGTGGCGTAGAGACCGCCCAGGCCTGCGACCAGGAGGGTCCGTCCGAATAAAAGGAGGTTTGGCTTCCTGCGCTCGAGGCGCTGGCCGAGCGTGAATGCGAGGGAGCTCGCCAGGCCCATGATCCCGAGCTTTCCAAACGGCCCAAGCCGCTCGTGGAGGTGATAGATGACGTCGATCCAGGTTGCGAAAAAGACGAGCGAAAGGACAAAAAAGAGCACGCTCATCCGGGTGAGCCAGCGTCCGAATTGAGATTCAAACGACGGCGCGGGCTCCGGTATCGCGGGGCTGACGGAGACCGCGGGAATCGGAGGGAGCGCGACCCCGCCCGCCAAGGGCGCCGGGATGGGGGGGAGCGCGGGTTCCAACGGCAGCGGCGGCAGGGGCGGGAAAATTTCCGGGGCCTCCGGAGTCATGAGGCCCGCACGGGTTTCCAACGCGCCGAGTTGGGCGTTGAGCCTTTCCAGGGTTTGCTGAAGTTCCCCTTGCTGGCGTCGCAGCGAGAGGAGGAGATCGCGATCTTCGGGAGTCATTGCGTCCCGGTACTATGTCGCCTCCCGTGCCCGGCACAAGTGCGGATGGTTCTGGCGAAAACATTTCTGATTTGGACTCAGGCTGCCCGACCGGCTAGGGTGGCTTGACTTATGGCCAGCGAACCCGAGAAATCCGTATCGACTTCGTCCCCTTCCCCCGATCGCCTTTGGGCGGAGCAACTGGCCGCGGGCATGGCTCTCCTGATCGGGATCATGATTTTCATGGCGTTGTTCCATCCGAAAAGGCTCTCGGCCGGGGCCCAGGTTCTCGGGCCGAATTACATCGACGCCTACGGCTGGATGTCGGCGCTTGGCATTTTCCTGCTCGTGGTCCTGCACGAGGCGGGCACGCTGCTGGTCGCCTGGCGGCTGAAGCTGCCGTTGCGGTTTCGCTTTTTTGGCTTTGGCGCGAATGCCACCGCGATTCTGGAGAATCTGCCGCGGCGAGTGAGGACCGACGCCGCGTTGGGGTTCGCGGGCCCCCTCACCGGGACGGCGGTGTCCCTCGCGTTTCACGGGATTTATGAGATCACGAAATATCAGGACGCCTCCATGCATGTGGGCAATCCGCTTTTTCTCGGCATGGCCTGCGTGGGTTACTTTTATAATCTCTTCACGCTGATTCCCATTCTTGATCTGGAAGGCGGCTGGATCGCGCCGGCCATCGCGCCCCAGGCGTGGCTTTTCGGTTTGGTCGCCACGGTTCTGGAGCTGACGAGCGCGTTCAACCTGGTCCTGCTCTGCGTGTTTTCTTTCGCGGTTCCCCGGTTTATCCTTCTCATCCGGGCGCGGGCGCCGCGGACCGATCTTGGCTGCACGACGGCGCAGCGCGTCCTCATCGGCATCGGGTATTTTATTTTGGTCGTGGGGCTGGCGCGGCTGGCCAGCAAGACGTTCGACGTGCTGCCCACTCTCGTTCGCGCGGCGATGGGGGATTAGGCGCTGCGCCCGGCGGTTTCTGATTTTCAGTGGAATTCCTGGCGGAAGAAACTTTTATCCGCGCGCGCTTCGCGCATGATCGGGAGATGAACGTGAACCTGCTCGATCTCAAGGCGCAGAATGCGGCGCTGGAGCCGGAACTGCAGGAGGCTTTCCTGCGCGTGCTGCGCTCGGGTCACTTTATCCTCGGGCCGGAAGTCGACCGGTTCGAGCGCGCGCTGGCCGAGTACACCGGCGCGAAGCACGCCCTCGGCGTCAGTTCGGGCACGGACGCGATTCTCGTCGCGCTGATGGCGCTGGAGATCGGCCCGGGCGACGAGGTGCTCTGCCCGAGCTTCACTTTTTTCGCCACGGCGGGCTGTGTGGCGCGGGTCGGTGCGACGCCGGTTTTCGTCGATTCGTGCCCGGTCTGTTTTAATCTCGATGTCCGGGACGCGGCCCGTCGGATCACGCCGCGCACCAAGGCGATCCTGCCGGTGCATCTCTTCGGCCAGGCGGCGGAGATGAACGGAGTGTTCGACCTGGCCCGGCAGCACGGCCTGCGCGTGATCGAGGATGCGGCCCAGGCCATGGGCGCGACCTATCGCGGGAAGCAGGTCGGCACGCTGGGGGATTTCGGCACGGTCAGTTTCTTTCCCACAAAAAATCTCGGCGCGCTGGGCGATGCCGGGGCGTTGCTGACCAACGACACGGCGCTATTCGAGCGGGCGAAGATTCTCCGCATGCACGGGATGGACCCCAAATATTATCATCAGGTGGTGGGTGGCAATTTCCGGCTCGATGCGCTCCAGGCTGCGATGCTTTCGGTGAAGCTGCCCCACTTTAACGGCTACACTGCCGGACGCCGCCGCAATGCCGCGCTTTATACGGAGCGGTTATCCCGATTGCCCGGCGTGCAGGAGGCGCGGTCCGAGGATTTCGGCTGCGCGATCGCCGGCGACGTGGAGACGGCCGCGCGCTTGATTTTACCGGTGGCTTATTCCCACAACGGCCATATCTGGAATCAGTACACGCTGCGGGTGATCGGCGCGGGTCAACGGGATGCTCTTCGCGCGCATCTGACCGCGCGGGGTGTCGGCTCGGAAATCTATTATCCGCTGCCCCTGCATGAACAGGCTTGTTTCGCGTATCTCGGTTGCAAGCCGGAGGACTTTCCCTGGGCGCATCGCCTGGCCGGTGAGGTGATCAGTCTGCCGATCTATCCGGAGATCCCGGCGGAGCAGATCGAACAGGTCTGCGCGGGGATCGGGGAATTTCCACGGGCCTGAACCTGTGGCATTTTAAAATGTCGTGCGCCTAAGGCTTGGTGGCCCGGACAACTTGTTGTCCGGGCGCGCGCAGCGCGCAGGATGTAGCGGCGCAGCCGAGTTTCGCGATTGGCGCACGAAGTTTCGCAATTTGGCCGGTTTGATGCGTCATTTAAACTGGGATGCAGGGCCCTTGCAAGGCGCGTCTCATGGCATCCAAAAGCTGTTGAAATTGAGGACGATTGTTCCGGTAACAGTGCGAGACGTGATCCCAGAGCCTGGGATAATGTAGAGCGGGTAGACGATGTCAGGGTAACCATCCACCTTCAAGGTGAAGGTCACGCCGGACAGACCATCGGTGCCGACCGTGCTATCGGGGGTTAATGTGTCCGTCACGGCACCGCCGTAAACAAACTGCGCCTGCATCCGCGTGAAGTAGTCGGTGCCGGTCCTGGTGACGAGGGCTCCCCCGTTCAGTGCGGGATCGAATTGTGCGAAAAACCAGGCTGGGGCCGTGACTGGCTTCACCTCGGAATAGGGCGTGGGAGTGGATGGCGGGACGGTATCGTAGGCGCCGGTCGCCGTGGGATTCCAATAGCCCGTGCCGGAACCGGACGGCAGATTGTCGAAATAGATACTCGCAACGACTCTCTCTCCCGGGAGCGCGCCCGTACCGCGCGAGGCGGAGAAATTAGTCTCGACCAAAACCGTGCCCGAACCCGCGACCTCGCCGGAGTCGGAATTGGCGCTATTGGCGATCGTGTAATGAATGTCCACCGACCAGTCGTAACTCTTGGCGTGCCAGAAGAGCTTCGTGAGCTGCGCGAGGCCGGGGGCCTTGATCTTGAACCCCTGCGGAACGGTGATGACGGCATCGTCCACAATGGGCGCATTGGCAAAGAAATCTTCATCGTAAACAAGGCTCATAAGGGCATGGGATAGATCGCCGGAAGTTCGGCAATGGGGGTGTTTTTCGTGACGAGGTCCGTCCAGGTCTTTTGGGTGATGACCGGTTGACCGTTGCTGTCCGGGACGGAAGTGAAAATAACGCGTCGAAAAAGAGTCTGGTTGGGAGGCGTGGCACTGTCGTTTTCAACAATGCCGCCCGCCGTCCAGGGCAGCGCAGCGGGGTCGTAATCGGTGTGCCCCTGGCCGAAACTGTGGATGGTCGGCCCGCTGGCCACGAGGGCCGTCACGGTACCGAGCAGCCAACCCGTGTCGTTGGCGTCGAGCGGGAACCAGGTGTTGAGACCGGTGACGGCGATAGTGTCGTAAAGATTCTGCGATTTGAGCAGGTTGCTGTTAAGTAGTACCATCGCTTGAAAAGTGAAGCCCGGCCCGAGGCTTCCCGGCGTGATCCGCGAGACGACCTGGAAGGGAAACGCCTGGGGAAGCATGGGCGGTCCGTCAATGGTCCCCTGCGGCGCGTGGTTGCTGCCCTGGACCTTCACGCCTGGCGTGATGGCGTCGGTCCGGCTGTTAAGCTTGAAACTGGGCAGGAGGCCCCGCAGGGCGCGGAGCAGCTCGACGCGCTCGTGCAGGTTGAGCGTCCGGGGCGGCCCCAGCTTCACCTTGGTGATGCCCGTGTCGATATTCTCCGTGATCGAATAAAGGGCCGCGTTCATCGTCCGCCACTCGGGCCGTCCGTCCGTGGTATTGAAGGTGTTGCCCAGGTTGATCCACCGGCTGCACTCCACTTCGGTCGTTTCGATGTGCCCGTCGAAGTGCAAAACGCTCAGCTCCGATTGCATCGCCTGCGCCATGCCGACCGGCACCGGCTCGCTCAGGGACCAGTCGGTCAGTTCCTCGTAGGTCTGCGTGGCCGCGTTCGTCGCCTTGATCTTGAAATATTTGACGATGGAGCCGCCGCTGAAATAAGCCGCCGTGCCCGGTGCCGTCCCTGCGTAGCTCAGCGTCACCGCCATCAGGATCGTGGCGGCGAAAACGCCGTCGTTGGTGGCCATCCAATCGCTCACCGTGCCGCTGATCAGTTCCTGGGTCAGCGCGCCGAGGCTGAAACCGGCCGGTGGCGCGGTGGCGGCCGGATCGTCCGGGTCGAGCGAGATGACGATATTATCGACGCTGATGTGCGCCGTATCCAGCCCCAGGTCGGTCATCCATTTCAGGCGCTTGATCACCCAGGGCGCGGCGATAACGGAGGCGGCGCTAGTGGGAATCTCCTTCACCGTCACCGGCTGCTTCTGGAAGGCCTCGCGACCGCCAACCAGGTCCACTGTCGTGACCAGGCTGTCGAAGCCGTTGTCGGGAGCGGTGAGCGGGAATTTATCGACGGTCAAGCAATCGAGCGACACGCCGTCGATGACATTGGTTTCCTCGTATTTGGCGATGACGGCGGTGACCAGCAAATCGTCGCGCGAGTCGATGTCCCAATCGGTCACCTCGATGGGCAGCCCGGAGGTGGCGAGGATCGGGAGCGCGACGGCCACGTGGCCCGCCCGTTGCGAAAAATGCATGGTCGGCGGCGTCGTCCTATAGTCCACCCGCTGGATCAGGCTCGGCACGAACTTGGCCATGCTCTTGATCAGCTGGTCGCAGAACATGTCCTTGACCTCGATGAACGGGACGATGGTGTCGGGCGTCATCAGCCCGATCTGGAAGGGAACGAACGGGGCGGGCAGGCCGCTGACCGGGTCCACGTAGGCCGCCGCCGCCGCCAGCAGATAATTGAGGACCGTCGTCATCATCTGGCCGAGGTGCATCTTGGTGCCGTCGATGTTCTGCCCGACGATGATCCGGCTCTTGGTCGTGGTGATGAGCACGGAGACGATCCCGTTGGTCGAGTACCACTGCATCTGGAACGGCAACCGCGTCAGCCAGCACCATGGGCCCCAAATCTCGTATTGCACCGACTCGGCCTTGCCGCTGGCCCGGCGCGGCGTCTTACCCACGATGCCGCGAAAATAAATGGACCCGTCCGGGTGGGTGATCACGACCCACGCCTTCTTGGCGAAGAGGAGATCGGCATCGACCGGCTGGGCGGGCGCGGTGAAGGTGCATTTGTCGGTAGTGAACGTCTCGAACTCGCCCACGAGCTGCGACAGCCCCCACGCCTCGAAATCCTTCACCACCGGCGCGGGCGCGGGAACCGCCACCGTGGGCGGCGGGAAATAAGTCAGCGTCCAGCTCATGGATGATTGAGGTTTTGCAGCCCATGCCCGTGCTCTTGCTGCTTTGCCTTAATTTGAGTCAGCTGCTGGGCGACGCCGGAATTGATCTGGGTCTGGGTCGAGATATGCTGTCCCATCAAAGCCAGGAGATCGGTCAGCAGCTTGGAGGTGTGGCCCTGGTCCTTCTCGATCAGGAGATGCATCGCCTTGATCGTGTCCTTGTTGCCGCTCGCCTCGATGGTCCCCTTGGCCTTGTCGATTTGCTCGGTGTCCGACTTTTTCCCCGTCGAGTCCGATTTCCTTTTGTCCTCCGAGCCGATCTGACCGGCTTTGCCCCGAGCGTCGACCCGCGCTTTTTCGGCGTCGGAAATCAGCTCGTCTCTTTTGTCCTGCGAGAGATTGCCGGGGCCAGCGGCCGCGCCTTCCCTGGCCTTGCGTTCGAAGCCCTGGGCGATGAGTTCGCCGATGGCCAGCTCCGCCTTTTCCCGGGCGGCCGGCTTGGTCTTGTCGTCGGCGATGTCCTGCTGAGCGTTGATCTTGGTCTTGTTTCGGGCCGTGAAATCATCATCGCCTATCGTCTGATTCTCCGTCTTGTTTTTCTCGGCCAAACCCGCCTTGGCATTCGCAGCGGCCAGCGAAAGGTTGTCCCGCTCGCGGCGCAGATTCTCGATGACCTCCGACTGCTCCTTGATCTGGTCGGCCAGGCCGTCCAGCTTCGCCTGGTTCTTGTCGATGTCCGCCTTCAGGGTATCAACCGGCCTCGTCATGGCTTTCGCCTGCGCCCCTTCCGTGGCCAGATCGAGCAGATGCTGCGCGTAGGACACTTCCCCTTTGTCTTTTTTGGTCAAACTATCAATTTCATCTTCTGTGGACGTGCCGCTGCCTTCAAGCCCACTTCGGTGGAAATTATAGGCGTCCGTGGCGTTTTTGAGCTGCTCGGTCAGCGCGGCGATGGCCTCCTTGAAGTCGTCGTCCTTGCCGGGATCGATGCCGGCCGCCTTTCTTTCGATCTCCGCCTTGTGTGCTGCATCCTGTAGGCGATCGTACTCGGCCTGCCGCTTTTTCAGGGTGTCCTGGGTCGAGCTGTACTCGGCGCTCTCGCGCTGTTGCACGCCGTAGGCATGCGCCTGGTCCAGCATGTTTTTCTGTTCGTCGGAGATGGCCGCGTTCTGCCCTGAAAGCCCGGCGTACTTCTGTTTGATCGCGGCCTCGCCCGCCGCGCCGCCCGTGTTTTTGGCCAGCTCCTCCAGCTCCTGTCCCTTCAGGATTTCATCCGTCCGTTTTTTTTGCAGGTCGATGGCCGCGTTGAGCAGGGAAAGGACCTTGCCGCCGTATTCCTCCATCCGCTTGAAATTGGCTTCGATGGGGGCCAGGGCCGCGTCCTCCTTGGCCAGCGCGTCTTCCGCAGCCTTTCCCTGCGCCACGATGGAGGCCGTGAGCTTGTCCGCCGAATCCTTGGTGTCGTCGATTTTCGCTTGGCTGGCCGAAAACCTCTCGAACATGGGAATGCCCAGCGAAACGATCAACGTCAGCGCCATGGCGATGGGAGCCAGGGGCCCGAGCATGCCCTCGAACATTTCCGTGGCGACAAAGCCCTCTGCGGCGACACCGCCAATGGCTTCCGTGCCGCCCTGCCCCAGCCGCATGAGGCCTTCGAGCAAATGCGTGACCGAGCGCCGGTTGCTCAGCACCGAGGCATCGACCTTCGCTCCCGCCGCGGCGGCGGTGGCCGCGCCGGCCTCGGTCTGTTTCTCGACCTGCTTCAGGCCGTCGACGGTTTTGTCGACGCCCGGCTGCACGCCCGAGGCGTCGATGCTGGTGACGATTTTGAATTGATCCAGGTAGGCCATGGATTATTTTTTGTGAATGAGCCAGCGCCGGTAATCGGCGATTAATTTCAGCGTCCCGATCTCCATCTCCTCAATGTGCGCGTAGCGTTTGGCCAGCAGCCCCTCGATCAGCGCCCGCACTTTAGCGATCGCCTTTTCCGTGTTCTCCGGCCCGCGCCACCGTTCCTTCATCGTCTCTTCCATCAGGTAGGCCACGTCCGCCGCTTCCTCCGGCGTCAGGGCGACAATCGATTTCATTACGGCGCTGGCTCGAAGATTTCCCAGGCGACGACGCTGGTGTCGGTGGCGTCGGCGCTGGTGATGGTGAAGGAGGTGGCCGCCGTCCGGGCCGTGACCGCGATTTCCTTCGGCACGGTCACCGTGCCCAGGCTTTGCGTGGTGAGGAAAATCCGGCTATTCGCGGTGACCGCCGTGTCGCTCACCGTCACGGTGCCGGCCACGAGCGTGGCCGTGCCCTGCTTGGCGTTGGAGCCCTCGGCGACGCCCAGGCCGCCGTAGACCGAGAGGTGCCCGGTCGGATCAAGCGACGCCTGCTTGGTGTCGCTGTTGAGATTGCAAAAATAGAGTGTGTTGTTGTAGGAGACGACCGCCGAGTTCGCCGGATTTCCAAAGGAAGTGTCGGTGCGATAACTCAAGGCCAATTGGAGCGCGCCCGAGGCGTTCGTGGCCCGGATGCGAACCTCCGGGTTGGTGGCCGCGCCCAGATACAGGTAGCCTTGGAAACTCAGCTTGAAGAACGTATCCGAAACAAGGCCGGTGTCCGCGACAAACACATTTCCGGCGTTCGTGACGTTGTTAAAGTTGAAATTCTGATCGCCCGCCATGGAGCCGTAAGTATTGCCCTGGTCCCCGTAGATCGTGGCGACGGGCAGGCTTGTCTTGGCGATGCCGTAGCGCAGGAAGGGCCGCGTATTGCCCTGCATGGACGAGGCGTATTGCAGCGCGAACTGCGAGTTGATGTAGCTCGCCCAGACGGCATAGCCCTGGTTGGTGAAGTGGGGCTGCGCGGCCTGGTTGCGATAGATCGCCCCGGAGATCGCGAACTGCGGGCAATTGGCTAGGTCGAAAAACGTCACCCCCGCCGTTGCGCCGTTGGCGTAGGTGGACTGGATCCACTGGTTAAGCAGCAACCGGTTCTCGTCGTACTGCTGCTGGTTGTAACCGGGCGTGGTGTAGATGCAGTGGACCACGGAAAAAACGGCTACGCTGTCGCCGTCGGTCAGGGCGGCGTTGACCGTGCTAGTGATGTTGCTTTCGATGGTGGTCAACGGCGGCGTGAACTTGAACGTGGTCATGGCCGCGTTGACGAGCGCGCCGGTGTTGAGCGTGACGCTGGAGGAGGTCGCGGATGAAACCGTGCCGAGCAAGATGCCGTTGCTCCAGGCGTTGTAGCCGGTCGTTGCGGTCAGGGCCGCGCTGCCCACGCTCACGCCGGTGTTGATCGTCATGGCGGAAATCGTGGCGTTGCCCGTCACCGCCGTGCCGCTCGACGTGACGCCGCCGACATAAATATCGTTGCTGCCGTAGGCCATGGCGAACCAGGTCGGCACGCCGGTCACGGCTTCCGACAACAGATGCGCCGAGGTGGCGAACGCCGTGTTCGTGCCGTAGGTGGTCGAGGCCGCGAAAATGATCGTCTGGCCCGCGTGCGACCCCGTCGCCGCCTGCGAGAGCGTCACGGTCGAGCCGGAGATCGTGCCGGTCGTCCCCGGCTTGATGTCGCCGCTGGAACTGGCGAGGACCATCGTGCCCGTCATGCCCGTGGTCGAGCCGGTGATGGTCAGGGTCGTCGAGGAGGCCGTGGTGCCCGTGGTCGAGCCGCCGCTCTGGTTGTACTGAGTGAGGCCGTTGGCGGTCGTCTGGCCGCTGATGCCCAGGTTGTAGACGGTCATATTTTGACCGGCTGAACTCGTCGCGAAATAACCAGGCCACGAGGTCAGGCACCCCGTGAAGTTTCCAGTTGAGGTGACAGGCGGATTGGCCCCCACGCCGGACGTGAACGAATCGCCGTACGCGATCAGGTTGCCGGCCGGGCCGTTCGGCAGCACCACGTTGGGCGCATAGAAACTGCCGGGAGCCGTGACATTGAAATCGGCCACCGTGCCGCCCGCGCCGTTGTTCATCAGCGCGCCGCCGATGGTCAGGAATCCGCCCGAGGTGTTCACGGCCTGCGCGCCCGCCGTGAGGACGCCCGTGCCCGCGCCGGTGAGGTTAGCGTAGGGGAACGATCCACTCGTCACCGTGCCGAGCGTGGTGATGCTCGACGCGCCGGTCCACGTCCCGCCCGAAATGGCCGCGAGGTTCGCGTTGAAGGTCTGCACCGTGCTGCCGATATAATTGGCGAGAAGGCCCGCTGGCAGAGCGCCGCCGCCATCGAGCTTGACCAGGCCGTTGGCCGTGTTCGTGGCATGGGAAAAATCGAGCACGCCGGAAGAGATGGTCAGGTTTCCGGAAGCGTTCGAGCCGATAGTGATCCCGCCGCCGCCCGTCGCGCTGATGGTGATGGCGGGCCAGCTGCCACTGAAAGCCACGCCCGATCCGGCGATGAAGGGATTCGATGTGGCCAGGGTTCCGAGCGCCGCGCTATAGCCCTGCACGGTGGAACCGATGGCGGCGGACTTGAGGATCGTCGCGTCGTAGCCTTCCACGGTCGAACCGATGGCGCTCGAGGGTATCATGCCGGTCTGGCAGTAGGTTTTCCACTGCGCGGCGGTGAGCTTGACCGACACGCCGCCCTGCACGGCGGGCGCGAAATCGGCGTCGCCGATGGTCGTGCCGGCCGGAAGCGCCGAGGTCTTGATGATGGTTTGCGCCGACGCGGGCAACGCGAGCGCGGCGATGAAGAGAAGAGTGAAGAGGCTGTTTTTCATAGTTAAGTTTCCGTTCCAAATGAGTCGCCCGATTCCGTTCCCAGGCTGACGCCCGGTTCCGTTCCGAGGGTTCCTCCCGGCGAATCCGCCGAGGGTTGTCCCACGAAGAAGGTCAGGCGAAAGCCGTAGCTCACGCCGTTGAAATCCTCCAGCACCTCGAAGGGGCCGAGGACCGCACCCGGATAGGTGACCGAGCTGCCGTTGATCGTCTTGACCAGGTCGCCCGAATCGGGCAGCGATCCGTACATCGTTTCCGCCGCGATCAGGGCGGCTTCCAACGTGGGTCCGGGGGTGGGAGCGATCACACCGGTCAGCGTCACCAGACGGTTGCCGCGCGGGATCGTCGTGGCATAGCGGGCGCGGATCGGCTCCGACTTCTGCGTGAGGGGCACGCCCTTGGGTTTGAAGCCCGTCACGGCGTCGGTTCCCCCGTCCGGGGGTTCCGCCGCGATGACAACGCCGTTGTAGGTGAGCTTCATGGTTCATGACGGGTCGTCGGGTTAGGGAGCGGTGGTCCCGACGTAGAAGACCGGCTGCGCCACGCCCGCTGTGAATCCGCGCTTGGTCTTGAAATTCAGAACGCCTACCGGATCGTCCTGGGAGGTGGCCTTTCCGGGGCCGTTGAGCAGCATGGCGGTGTAGAGGGCGACGTAGGGATTGTTCATCTCCGAGAAGATGTCGAGTTCCGCCGTGGGCAGGCTCGCGCCGCGCGCCGCCCCTGCGCCCTGGATATTGATTTCGCCGAGCACGTCCATCCACGTGGCGTTGAGCGGAAGCAGTTTGGCCATCGCCGTGACGCCGTTGACCTGACGGCAGACCGTGCCGCCGCTGTCGCTCGGAATTTCCTTCAATTCCATGTTGAAGTCGAGCTGGACGCCATCGCGCGAGTCCATGTCGCTGAACGGGGCGGCATTCCCAAACTTCGCGGTATAGGGCACCGTGGGGATCATCGCCGGATCGAACGAGGCATCGGCGAATGCGCTGTTAAAGCCCGCCACAAAGAGGCTGTTGTCGTCACCCCAATTCAGGCCGCAGGAGGTGTAGCCCTCAAGCTCCCACGCTCCGAAGGGTGCCCTCACCGCGCTGAGGTTCAGCGAAGGCATCTTCGTGGTGGCAACATTCAGAAGAGTCAGATAATTCCCGTCGAAATACTGGATCGTGAGCGGTGAATTTTGGACGAGCACGAGGTTGCCGGAGCCCGCGCCCGTAATGGCGATCATCCCCGTCCCACCGCCCGCGATGGCATGCGCCTCGGTGTCATAAAGCGTCAGCGTATTGACTCCCGTTACGGCAAGAAAGTAGGTCGTGTTCGCCACCGTTCCGGTCGGCTGAGTACCCGTGGCGAGAAGACAAACGCCGGTGCCGGTGATCTGACGATGATTGGCTACCGTGGTGATGACGCTCGTGCCCGTGTTGATCGAGGCCACCGGCATCCGGGGCGTGTTGTACTCGCCCATCACATATTGCTGCCAGGGGTAATAGACCGGGAGAGCAGCGGCGGTGAACATCTGCGGCGTGCCCGAGACTTTCATCGTGCGTCCGCTGAAGCGGGAATCGACCACGCCATATTGATCGCTCTTCACGTCGAAGGGATTGATCTCCGGATCGAAGGCGATGGCATCCGCCGTGTAGGTTTTGATACCCCGATAGCTGATCAGGGCCGGGACGCGCGCGCGCCGTAGTAGGGATGAGGGCATGGTGTTTTCCTTTAGGAGATGATTTGAAAGGCCAGGTCACTGGCCACGTGGGTGGGTTGGTTGAAGGCCACGGCGCGCAGACATGCGCCCAGGGCAAAGGGGGTGGATTCGGTGCCGATCTCGCCGCCGCCTTCGGTGCCGAGGCCGTCGCCCGATTCGGTGCCGACAACCGCGCCGAAAATCTTGGCGGCGGGATTGCCGGGGCAGGGATAGCTGCCGTCCGTCGTGTAATAAATCGTCGCGCCAGGGGTCGCGCAGGTGAGGGTCACGCCCTCGGTCGAATTGCCCGCGATGAACGGGAAGGCGCATTTCGGCAGGGGCTTGAGCTTGATCGAGCACTTGACCGTGACCGTCCGTTCGCGCTCGCCGCTGGTCCAGATGATCGGGTCGCCCTTGTGCGCGGTGATCGTGGTGTTGATGTCCTGCATGACGTAGTTGTGCAGGAGCTGCAGGACGGAAAGTTCGAGCCGCTGGACGCTGATGCCGGTGCCGCCCGTGCCGTCGTTGACCATGGGCTTGGTGATGCAGCGGATATAGATTTGCGGGTCGAGCATGGGGCCGACCGCGCCGGGATGCTCGATGTCGTAGAACGGTTCGCAGATCAAAATGACCGCGCCTTTCTTGCCGCCCTTTTTCGTGACAGTGCCGAGGGCCTGCGCCAGGTCGGCGTCGGTGACGCCCTTCTTTTCCTGAAGCACGACGACCGTGGCGGTGGAGAGATCGTTGTCGATCCGGTCGAAGATATTTTGCTCGAGCTGTTCCAGCGGCGTCATTGGCTTAGCTCCCTCGCATCGGACTGCATTTCCCTGACGATGGATTTCGCGCGAACGGGATCGGTGCAGGTGTCCAGCTCCTTGCCCAATTCGTTGATCCGGTCCTCTAGATTATCGTGACGAATAGCCTCTTGCTCCAGAGGAGACTCGACCGCGTTTTCATATTCTTGAGTCCAGCGCTCACGGGTCGCTTCGCTGGCGCATGCGCAAAGAAAGGAGCATATGAGAAGGAGCGCCATGGATTTCATTGGGCTCCTCCAAGCGCAGCGACCACGGCCTTGCTTAGCGCCGAGTTGTATTTCGGCAGGCGCTCGTTGATGGAGGACCGGACGAAGGAGCGCTCCGGCAGGTGCATGTGGCGCGTGAACGCCTTGACGAAGCTGATGCCGTTGGCGGAGAGCTTCTTTTTCTTCACGCTGAATAAATCCTGTCGGCGGTTGCGGCGCACGAAGCCTTTCACCTGGACGTCGCCGTCGAAGCCGTACTCGTGCACGCCCGCGTAGGCGACGTTGCTGCCGATGGCCCCGGCTATGAGCGGTCCGCTGACGACGGCGTCGGTGCGGTGCAGGCTCCGGCGCAGCAGGCCGGTGCGCACGCCCAGCGTCGTCGGACCCGACCCGCTGAGCTTGTTGCGCTGGGCGTAACCGATGGTCAGTTCGTTCTGGAGATCGAGCGCCCTGGCCATGGCCTGCTCGGCGCGGACCGGCGCGTCGGGCAGGCCGCGCAAAAGCGCCAGCGCCTCCGGCTTGAGTTCCAGGCGCAGATAATAATCGCTCATAGCATCGAGTACCTTCTATAGGTGTCGAGGGCGTTCTGGACCTCCGGCAAAAGCTGCATCTGCTCGAAGCGGAGATCGCTCCGGCTCTTGGTCGCATCGACCAGGCCGACCGGCAGGAGCCGGTCCTTGCATTGGAATTCGTGGAGCGTCTGCATGAGCCACGCGCCTTTCAAGTCGGGCGGCACCGGGAACGATCCGGCCGGCGCGGCGGTGGGATAAGCCGGATTGGCCGTCACGCCATCGGCGAGGAGAGGCTCCTGCGCCTCATAGAAGAAGCCGCCCGTGTAGGTGCAGCGGACCAGGCAGATCGGATCGCCGATGAAGCACCCGAAATAAATCCAGCCGATGGCCGGGTCGGACTGCACGATCGCGGTCGTGATGTCGTCCCACGCGTCGGTCGTCGTGGCCCTGATCTCCAGCTTGGTGATGACCTCGAAGGGAAAGCGGGGGACCAGGTAAAAGGTCCGCATCGCGTCGAAGGTCACCAGCTCGTCCACCACGCGGGAAAACTTGCGGTTGCAATATTTGCTGAACCGCTCGGCGATCCCGCTGGCGATGACCTGAAGGACGGCGTCGTACTGCATGTCGGCCCGGATGGCCTCCGGCAGGACAAAGCCCTTCACGTCCGCGAGATTGCCGAGGCCCAGGTCCATTTATTTCGCGATGACGCCAGCGGCGGGTTTGATGACAGTCGGCACCGGCTGCGGCGCGGGCGCGGGTTTGACCGCGACGAAGTCGCCCAGGGCGGCGGCGCGGGCGGCGGTGATCCGGATCGTCTGGCCCTTGAGGTAATAGCGGCCCCCTTCGAGGACCGGCTGCTGCACCACGATGCGCTCGACCAGCACGGGGGCCGGGACGGACGCCGCGGCGGGCGCGACCGCAGCCACCGGGATGGAGGGCGGAGGAGGAGGCGGGGGAACGGAGTTGGTTTCCATAAGATTTTAAAAGGGGTGCGCCGGCCCGGACAAATTCCGGGACGGCGACTTTTGGTTTCGGGGTTTAGACCTCGTGGGGAACGATGAGTTCGCCCAGGGCTTCCGCGCGCTCCGCGTCAATGTCGAAGGTTTCGCCCTTGACGTAGGTGCGTCCGTCTTCGTGGACGGGCTGTTTGACGACGCGCACTTTCACCTTCGCCTTGGCGGCGGGTTTGCCCTTCGTCTCGGATTCGGATTTTTCTTTATCGGCCATAATTTTCTCTTTCGTTTTTGGATGGTTGGTGGGGAGGTGAGCCGGTGAAGATCGCTTCACCGGCTCGGGGATTTCTTATCGGCGGCTTAACTCGCGGGCGTGGTGAGGACCGCGAAGGCTTGCGCCCGGCGCGTCTGGACACCGGCCCGACCGAAGGCCCGGAACGAGCGCTGGAGATTCGCCCACTTGTAGTGGTCGGAATACTCGAACGTGAAGTCCTGGCGCGGCCCGACGATGTGGCCCTGGGGATCGCCGAAGACGGCGGTGGCCGTGCTGGCGTTGACCCCGATGGTCTTGGGCGCGGCATTGGCCAGCGTGACGGGCGAACCGAGGATCGAGCCCAGCGCGCCGGGCGTGGGAGCTTCCAGCGCGGTGAGGAAGATCGGGCGACCGTTCAGGTCCTTGATCGAGAGCATCTGGATCAGGTTGAACGGATGCATCCACCAGCGCGTCTCGCGGTCCAGCACGCCCTCGTCCACCGTGAGCATGCACTTGGTGATGTCCTCGAACGACATGGTGGCGATGGAGGTGTGGCCGGTGGCCGCGACCGCCGCGACGCCGGTGTTGAACACGCCGGTCTGCGCGCCGTTGGTGGCATCGTTCGTGCCGTTGCCCTGGAAGGTCAGGTAGTCGAGCCGGTAATTGAACGCCTCATAAAAGTCGTTCAGGATGTTCCCGGTCACGTCGAACTCGGCGTCCTGGAGCAGCTGGAAGGCGACCGACAGGATCACCGCGATGGGAACGACGGTGAGCGTCGCGGTCGTGCCGGCCTTGGCCGTGTCCTCGGCGATGGTCGCGCCTTCGGAAGTCAGGCAGTAGGCGACGGGACGAACGGTCTCAATCGGCATCTGCGTGATCTTGGTGCCCATGGGCCGGACGCCGAACGTGCTCCACTTCCCGTATTTCGCCAGCGTGTCGTACATCTCGTGCAGAAGCTGTGGAACGAGCAGGGTGGAACCGGGGCTGGTGTCTTCCCCGATGCCCTTGGTGATCGCGTCGGCCACGCTCCTCAGGTCGCCATTGGTGCTGGCGAAATTGCGCACGCAGGCGTTGAGGCTGGCCTTCATCAACGGATCGGAAGTGATGCGTTGCAGCGAGGTCGAGCCCTGGGCCAGCCGCTTCTCGCGGTTGAGCTGGAGGCTGACCTGCTGGAAGGATTTGTGGAGCGATTCCACATCCGCGCCGACGTTCTTGAGCTTGGTGAACTCCTCCATCGCCGACTTGGTTTCCTTCTGCCAGTTCTCGACCTTGACCGTGATCTCGGAGAGGTCGTCGGCGTTTTTCTTCTGGGCCCCCAGCACGCGCTGCTGGAATTGGGCCTCGGGGAGAACGGCGGTTCCGCCGCCGCCCTCGTCTTCTTTCGCGCGCAGGATCATCGCCGACGCGCCCATTAATCCGATCATCTTTTTCATAGGTGTGCTTTCTTTTTTGTGCGCGTCTAAGCGCGTTCGAGTTCTTCCAAAAACCATTTGCGACGTCGGACCATTGAAGCCGCCGCAGCGCGTCCGACCGCTGTTGCTGGGGTGGCTGGTTTATCGTTCGGTTCGTGGAAAAGTTGGAGGACCTGGCTGTCGGTCACGACGCCGTCGCGCAGCGCCTTCTTCAGGGCGTTGGGATTCGCGCCGATGATGCAGCCGGAGAGTTCGATCTGCTCCTGCTTGGTGTAGATGGTGCGGACCTTCGTCGGGTCGACGCCCATCTGCGCGCACAAGCCCTGGAATGGCGCGGAGTTGCCGTCGTAACAGCTCACGCCCGCGATGGGAAAGAAGCCGACGCTCACGGCCTTGAGATAACCGCCAGCGGTCATTTTCCATCCGAGCTGCGCCAGCGCGTTCTCGGGCACGTCGATGGCCCACTGGACCGTCTCCACCAGGCGCTTGTTGGCGACGGTGAAGTCGAGGACCTTGCCGAGCAGCTTGCCGATGGTGGAATAATCGTGGGAGTCCACGAATGGCGCGTTCTTCTGGAAGAGGTTGAACTGCCAGCCATCGGCGCGGACGATCTCGCCGTAACTGTCGATAGTCTCATCGCTGGCGATGTACTCGACGATGCCGTTGGCTTCGTCGATGACCCGCATCTCGGGATGGATGATCCGGCGCAGCTTGTTCTCGGTCTCGCCCATCTGGCGAAGGTGCGCGTTCAGCTCGGGGGAAAGTTCGTTTTTCATTTCTCAGAAGTCCCTTCTACGCCGCGCTTGAGGCGGTCGTTGGTTCGCTTCTGCAACCACATCAGAGCCTCCTCCATTTTCGTCAGCGCAACCGCGTTTTCGCGGCAGGCAAAAGGTCCGGCTTGGAAAGAGCGAAGGCGATCGATGCAGACAGCGAGCAATGCCTCTTGCGTAATTCCATTTACTCCATGCTCATTGATCGGACCGTTCTGGAAATTGATGTCGCACGCGGCCCTGGCGCGCTGGGATGAGCCGATGGGATCGGTCTCCGTAAGAGCACGCGCAGGCCGAATCGCATAGCGATGATTAGCGCCGCCGGAGCCAGGGGCATCGATTACCTGAATTTTTAGATGCTCGTTGCACCCATTAAGCTTGTGATCGGTAAGTGTTCTCATGTGTTTTCTCCGTCGTCTTCTATCCAAAGCACGATGGGTTCACCGGTGACGGGGCACGTTGCCCACGCGCTGAAATTTTCGGCGGGCCGCAGAAGCTGCTTGAAGACGAGCTGATCGTGATGCTGTTCGCAGCGCGCACAGAACCTCACGTCGAACGGAAATTCTTTCTTCATGTATCCTCTCCTTCGGCCTCGGGGATCGAGACGCAGTGGCAATTGATGACGTTTTCGGGCGAGCCTTCCGGGTCGCCGGGGAAATCGATTTCTTCGCCGTCCACGTCGAAGGGCTCGTCGATGGAACGGATCTGGCCCTCGGCCTCGGCGTGGGCCGGGCGCACGTTGACGTTGCCGCTGGTCAGCCAGCTTTTGTATTGCACGCCCGCCGAGGTCATGGAGGCCTGCCGGGCGTCGCCGTAGGCCGCGCCGGTTTCCGTCATGGCGATGGTGCGCGCGCGGCCTTGCTTGATCGTGTCGAACTCCCCGGAGACGCGGGCGGCGAGGTCCTTGATCGATTCGCCCGAGCTGATGCCCTCGTCGAGCTGGCGCTTGACCTGGTCGAAGACTTCCTGGGGAACGTCCTTGAGCCTGTTTTCGCGCTGGGCCAGGAACTCCTTCACCTTGGCGGGCGGGGCCGTCCAGGGATCGTCCTTGCCCAGCTCGTCGTAAACCTGCTGGCCCGCTTCGTCGTAGGCGGCGCGGCCCGCGACATCCATCGAGCTTTTAAATTCACCGGCCAGGTCGTGCAGGTTGAACATGAACGCCGCGCCCGCCCCGGCCTTGGCGACCACGGACCGTCCGGTCATGTTGTGATGCGCGGCGAGCTTGGCCAGCATGTCGCTCCGGGCATGGTCCAGGCACTTATTGATTCCCGCCTGGTAACGGCGCACGGCGGGCTGGCGCTGGGCCATGTGCTTGCGCCAAAGCCGGGCGTCGGCGTCGGCCCCGGCCTTTTGATTGACGGCGGCAACGACCGACGCGGATCGTCGCGCGAAAAGCTTTTGCAAACCTTCGACGGAGGCGTCGGCGTCGCCCGGCTGGGCCGCGCCCTCCGCCAGGGCCGGATCGGTCACCGGATCGGGCGCTTCCTCGCCGACCGGCGTGACGTTGAAGGGAATGTAGCCCTGGTCCCAGCCGTCGAACTCGGGCAGTTGCAGGCCGAGATAATCGTTGCAGGTCTTCATCGGCACGCCCTTGGCCCAGAGCTTGTCCGCCGCGCCGAGCATCTCCAGGCGCGCCTGGATGATCACCGAGTGCTTCGAAAAATTGAACGAGCAGGTCAGCGGCGTTTCCGGCGCGAACCGCAGCAGCCGCTTGCTGATCTGGGCGAAGGGCTTGGTGAATTTCTTCGAGGTCGGGATGCAGGTGTCCTCGATCAGGACGTACCGGTCGCTGGCCGATCCGATGGAATAGCTGGCCACCACATCGGCCATGCTCGGAGGCACGCCGAAGGCGATGTAGATTTCGTGCCGGTTCTCCAGCCGCTGCGCGACATAGTCGGCGTCCGGCGTTTGGATCTTCGGGTCCTCGATGGAAATGTCGCCCGCGAGAAAGACGGGGCGCAGGATGCCCTTGAGCGCCTCCTCCTTTTTCATGCGCAGCGACATGACGATCTGGCGTTGCTGTTCCTCGGTGGGCATGTTGCCCTTGGCCACGACGTAGACGCCCTGGTCACCGTTGTTGCGGGCGAGGTTGCCCGCGAACTTGCCCTGGAGGAAATCGGACTCGGCGGCGATCATCGCCGCCTTCATCTTGGAAAGGCCGCGCCACTTGTTGTACGGATTCCAGCGCTTGATCTGGACGACGCGGTCGGGGATGAGTTCGGTGCGCTGGCCGTTGGCCTGCATCCATTCCCAGCCGACGATCTCGTCGGTCTCGCGGTCGATGACCTCGCGCATCGAGCTGGGCCTGGCCATCACCATCGGGCCGCGCTTGATGCTCTTCATCATCCAGGCGTCGTCCAGGATGAAGAAGACCTCGCCTTCGAGATTGTACCAGCCGACCGACGCCTGGATCACTTCCTCCAGGGAGGCCAGCCCCTTGACCGGACGTTCCCAGAACGCGGCCAGCTCGGGATTCTTGTAGGGCTTTTCCGAGCCGTCCTGGTCCATGAGCGAAAATTCCAGCGGCACGGCGCAGATCGGCTCGGCGATCTTTTCAATCGCGCTCATGACCCAGACGCTTTGCGCCATCGGATGCTGGAGGGGATGCGCCTCGCCGGAGGCCTGGCCGATGAGACGGTTGAACGGCTCCACGCCGCCGCCGCTGTTCTTCTGCTGGAGGTTCGGGGGCAGCGGCGGCGGGAGAGCCGGGGCCTTCGCGCCGAAGGAAAGGCTCAGGTTAAACGCCATGACGCCCTCCGCGCGGTAGCCGTCGCAGGCCCTTGCGACGGGCATTCCCGCCGAAAGTGTAAAAAAAAACAGAGAGCAGCCGCCAGAAGCGCGAAATTCGCGCCGTGCAACGCCCCTGCAATGGCCTCTGGACGCCGACGTGGGGGCTGAGACACCCTAAACGCGCCTGAGGCCATTTGCGGGCCAAAGGGGAGTACCGGGCGAAGGGGCGTCAGGTACATCATATGAGCACCGCCGAGTAACCCGTCTTGGCCTGGGTGGAAGCGCGGGTGGATAGAGCCCCGGCCCACGCGATGTCGCAATGGCTATGAGGATTGAGTTGGTTGCCCGCCTCGGAGAAACGCACCTTGCCGTTGTGGGGCAGCTTGCGCAGGGCGAAGAAATCGGTCGCGATGTCTTTCTCTTCCGCTGGCCACTGCTTTTGCGACAGCTGCAATTGATTCATGAGCGCGAAGCCCATGTCGTGCTTTTCCGTGGCGAAGTTCACCGCTTCGAACCGGCCCGAAAACTTCTTGGTCGCGTTCCAGCAAATCTGCCGACCAAGACCGGTTTCGTCGCCCGCACCCTGCACCGATGAAGTGTGATCCATCATCCAGTACAGGCAGGTCTGGATGAAGTCCCAATCCTCGGTGCGGAAAGTGAGGAGGGCGCTCAGGCGTTGTGCATCGCCTTCCGCCCGGTCGATGTAAATGGCCGCAAGATCGCCCTCTCCGCTGGCCGCGATGTCGAAGCCAAGCGTGTGCCTCGCTGTGCGAGCCGCATGTTCCGTGTAATGCGCCGAGAGCCAGTTGTGAATTTGGCGACGGCGCTGATCGGCATTGTCCTCGAGAAACTCGCCGAACTTTTCTTTGAGCTGCTCCTCTTCGATGTGGGCGCGCTCGTAAGTCGAGTAGTCTCGCGAGCACAATTGGATCGCCGTCCAGGGCACGATGGCCGACGTGCTTCCACGCGGCTGGCAGTCATAGGACTGATCATAAATCTCCTGCGAGCCTGCGCGGTTCAAGCAATCCTGGAGGAATTCCTCCTTGGTCCAGCGCCTGCCGGTCCGCTCGAATACCTTGTCGAGAAATCCCATGTCGATGGCATCTGCCATCGTGACCTTGTAATGGGACCAGCCGCGCTTGCCCGCCGCCGCTTCCTGGCAGAAGACGTTGAACTGCGTGTCCGGCCCGTTGTGCGAGGACCAGACGCCGATGTCATAGCCCCAGGTGATGCGGCCCTGGGCCGTTTCCCAAAGCGCCGCGGCGTTGGGATGCCGCGCGTATTCATCCAGACCGACATCACCGCCGTAGACCTGCATCGCATAGGGATTCGCGCTGAAGGCGATGATGCGGCTGCCATTGTCGAACTTGATGTAACCGATCTTCACTTCTTCCGTGAGGCCCTTGTCCTTCTTCAGGTCGGAAACCGGCACCCGAATCGTGTCGGTGCCATGGTCGAGAATCGACTTCGTCAGCTTATAGATTTCGCAAAACTTTTTGCAGGTATCGACATACTCGAAGGCGCTCGGAGCATCCTTGGTCGCGAAGAGGTAGTCGCGGTTTTTATGATGCAGCCGCTTGCGCACGTTTTTGAAAGCGTCCGCGTAGGTCCAACCGATGCGCACCGACTTTTCGGCGAGCCGCATGCGCGAGTCGTCGTTGATCCAGGTGAGCTGGTGGCGCATGAAGTACCGCGACGTTTGCGCGTCGGAATCGATCTTCATGGACGGGAGAATCGCGGTCATTTTTTCGTAGCGATGCCCATCAATTCGTCCACCCGGTCGAGAATCAACTGGCGCGCGGCGGGATCGTCCGCTGTCTTCGGATCGCGCAGCTCCTGCAATTTCGTGCTGGCCTGATCCATCTTGGTTTCGAGGATCGCGATGCGCCGCAGATCGACCTTCAGCTTTTCCATCGCGAGCTGGACTTTTAAAAATCCGATCAGCGCCTTCTCCGTGAGCGCGGGCGAGGTCAGGAACTCGAACATGCGTTGCGACCCCACTTTCTGCGCCTCCAGGTCGAAGGTCGAAAGTTGCGCCGTGGAGTCCGCCATGCGTGAGGCAAAGGACAAACGCCACAACGGCAGGAAGAGCGCGTAACCCACGGCCAGCGCGGTCTTGGAGGTCTTGAAGCCCCATGTTCCCGTGACCAGCTCCGCCGCCTTGCCGAACCGGTCCCCTTCCGTTTCGCCGAGGAAGAGCATGAGATCGGACACGTAGGTCGTGCCCGTGTCCAGGTCGATCTTCTCCAGCTTGCGGTAAATGGAATCGGTTCTCATTCATCGGCGGTCCGTTAGTGTTTGCGGACGTAGGCCTCGCCCTTGTCCTTGAGGAAGAAGTGGCGCTCTTCGCTGACCTCGTCGTTCTTGAATCCGATCAGGTCGCGCTGGAGGAGCAGCGTGAACGAGTCGGTGAAGTCGTTCCGCTCGGCGGGCGGGGCGACCATGGGGGTGAGCGTGGTGACGAGCGTCGTCTCGGGCAGCGTGTGGCCGTCCGCGCGCTTGAGCGACTCCAGGATTAATTTTCCAAGTGCATTTTTCATAGGTTGTTTTTGGGGGGTTACTTGTTGCTGATCCGCCTGACTTCGCCGCGCAGCTCGCCGACGCTGTTGGTGATCTCCAGCGAAAAGTCTCCGAGCTTGTCGCCGATCCGCTCGACCACGTGGGCGATGTCCTTGTGGAGCAGGCGTCGTCCCTCGATGGCCTCGACGCGCGACTTCTCCATCTCGTCTTTATTCTCGATGCGGGCCGCCTCGATCTTGCTTTCGACGTGCTTGAAGCGCCGGTCCGTTTCGGCCTTGTCGGCGTAGCTGGCCTGCGGCGCGACGACCAGAGGCTGGACGATGCCCTTCTTCTGGAAGTGCTCGATGATCTTGAGGAAGATCAGGACCATCGCTCCCAGTGCGGCCAGGGGCACGATGAAATCGGTCAGCTGCGTGGAGGTGGGCGCGGCGAACTCGGCGAAGATCATGACGCCTCCTTACTGCCCGGTGCGGCCGCCTGGCCGCTCGGTTGGACGCCGGGCGCGCCCTGCTCGCCTTTCGACCCGATGTCCTGCGGACGGCTGTTGGCGGAAACGCCGTCCGGTAAAATCGCGTCCACGCTGACCAGGTCGTTGGTGGCGAGATCGAGCGCGGCCATCGCGCCGGGGGAAAGATCGATCAGCCGGTCGGTGTCCGGGTTCGGGCCCCAATCGACGGCCTGGACGAAAATCGTTTTGCCTTCCGCGTTGGTGACGGCGAGGAGCGCGCGGCGCACGGAGCTGCGGCTGACTCCGGGCAGGATTTCGCCGGGCTGGCCCTCGAAGGTTCCGTAGGCCCAGCGCATGGCACAGTAGAACGAGGCGGGCTTGAGCGTGCGGGCCAAGCCGAAGCCGGTGGAGATGGGACCGAAGCAGCGCCCGAACCAGTCCTCGGAAAGGTCGCCGAGGCCGACGCAGGAGAGCGGTTCCAGCCGTCCGACGCCGTCGTCGTTGGGACCGCCGAATTCGCTGCACTTGCCGCTGCCGAGCGGGATGACCTTGACGCTCATCGGTCGCTCTCCTCTCCGAAAATCATGAGGATGGCCAGGACCGGCCAGAGCACGACGCCCAGGCCCAGCGCGAAAACGACCTCCAGCAAATCGGGCGGCGGCGGCAACTTGCCCTCCCTGATCTGGCGGTAGACCTGGCACGACTTGACGGCGGCGACGGCCAGGCCCAGCGCGAAATAAAGTTCGAGCAGGATCACAAACCCGCCTTCTGCAACAGCGTCGGCGCGGGGTGCTCCGCCGATCTGGACCAGGTCGCCATCAAACCCCAGTTATCGACAGCCTCTTCGGTGAGGTCGTACTCCGAGCCGTTGATCGTGACGCCGAAATCTTTTCCGCGCGGCGGCATCAGGTCCTGGCCGTGCTGGCTGAGTTCCCAATTGTAAGTGTCGTGGCCTTCGGAGGTGAAGGCCGCGCCGATATGCGTCTTGCCGTCCGCCGCATAGAGCCAGTGAACGAAGCCGACCGTGGCGTGGGGCAGCGCACTTCCGGGAACATCCTTCTCGATTACTGTTCCGGTGGAACAGCCCATCAGGAAGCAGGCCAGGGCGCTGAGAGCCAATTGAGCGAGGGCGGTTTTCACGGCTCCAAATCTCCTTCCAGGTTCGTCGGGTCCGGCTTTTGAAAATCCGTTTCCACCTTCTGCTTGGTGGTCTCGTCCCGCTGGGCGATGGCGTTGTCCTTCATCGCCGCACGGTTGTTGAGACCGAGCTTGGCCAGGGACCAGGAGTAGGCTCCCGAGATGGCGGAGCCGATCCCCGAAAGCCCGGCCATGATGGAATCGAACATGGATGGGCTACGGGTTGTTGGGAACCGCCGCCAGGGTGGAGAGAGCGCCGACCGGCACGGCCAGGGCGGGTGCCGCGGCGGCGGCCGTTGCGATGACGCCGGGATCGCTCAGGGCTGCGGTTTGCGCCGCTTGGATTCCAGCGGGGCTGGCTCCATTCGCCGCCGCCGTGTTACCCGCAGCCACGACGGACGCGGCCAGCTTATTGGCCACGGCTGCCGCCTGCGTCTTGATCGCCGCATCGGCGGACGCGCCCAAGGCATCCACGACGGCTTCATCGGGCGTGTTGTGCGTTGCCACGAGCCCCGCATTCAGAAGCGATTTGGTGATCGCGCCGCCTGTGGCCGCGTTCGCCGTCTCGTAACCACCGGCAAAGGTCCACGCCAGTGATTCGGCCTCCGTCATGGTTTCCTGAAATTGGGTCGAAGAGCAGCCGGTGAAGGCGACGATGAGGAGGAGGGACAGGATTTTCTTTTTCATTTGGTCTGGAGATCGGTCAGGGGTTTAGCGGCGGCGGTGGAAGATGCGGAGGCGGACGCGCTCGCGGGAGCGGTCAGCGCCTGGGAAAGGTTTGCGGCTTTGTTCCGGGCCGCGACGAGAAGGGACGTGGCCACGTCCGCCTGGTCCTGCGTGCCAACCAGCACGCGGTCGGCGTCGATGCGGCCCTTGATGGCGTGATACATGACGATCAGCGCGATGGCCGCGTTGACCACCTGCCCGAGGGTGTCTGTGATCATCGGCACGAGATCGTGCAGATTGACGTGAAAGAGATTGAGGAAAGAGACGAGGGCGGCTACCAGCGTGGCAACAATTGTCCTCGAACAGAACCAGGGCTTCGTTTGCATGCCCGTGATGAAATCACGGCAGGAGCCCGATCATGAAATCACCGTCCCGACCGTCGCGACCGTTCCGGGTTTTTTAACGGAAATCAGTCGATCTTGCGGAGAGAGGCGTCCGCGATGTCGAGCAGGACGCCGAGGATGAGCGTCGAGAAAATCGATCCGAGCGCACCTGCAATACCTGCCATGGCGAGCGCTTTTAAATTAGGGTCGGACAATGCCAGAACCGAAAGAGCCAAAGCGATACCAGACAAAACGAGAAGAACGATGAGGCACATGCGCAGGATCGGGTAGGCGGTTTGCGAACGAAGTTTTTCGCGGACCGCTTCCAACTCGCTCGGGGGTCGGGTCGGTCCTTCTTCGTATTGCGCCAGCCGTTCCTTTTCGGACTTGGCCTTTCGGGCGTCCTCTTCGGTCTTGAGAATTTGCACAGCCTTCCATGTCGACCACTCGGATTTGTCGGAATAGCGAACGTAGGTTTCGTCGGTAATCGTGCCAACGCTGGCATAGGAAAGGAGTGCCTCGAAATCGATGGGGCCGCATTCCTTGTCGTTGAGGTAGGCGATGTATTGGGCGCTCATGTTTTTTTCTTCGAGGATTGGGACTGTGAGGAATAGGACGTGTTTTGCTCCTTCAGGCGAATTGTAATCGATCCGCTTTTTTCGGCTTCATCGAGGTATTTATCGGTGGCGCGGCGGATAAGTTCTGCCTCCGACATTCCCGATGCGAGAGCGACACGGCTTAGCCGATCTTTCTGACTCTGATTGAATCGTACCGCGACGGCATCGGTTAAGGCCATTTGTCACGTATAGCAACGTAGACAAATGAGAATCAATGTTCTTTTCCGTTGACGTGTGTAGTCGCTTGCTCTACCAACGGCATCACATGGACTCCACGCCTCTCCTCGATCCGGTTCCCGTCCGGTTCACTCCCGAATCAAAACAGCGATTGGTTCGCATCGCCAAAAGCATGGGGCTTAAACCCTGCGAGCTGGTCCGGCGCGCGGTGGACAAGAACCTTACCGAATGGGAAAGCACGGGCGTCCTGATCATTCGCGGAGGACAGGTGCTCGGAGCGGTCAAATGATTACGCTGCCCACCCTTCTGACCTACGAGGACTTCCGCATGAAGCACCTGGCGGTTTTCCCGACCGATCCCGAGAAGCGGATCAAGGCTTCGTATCGCCGGTGCGTCCGGGCTTTTAAAAAAGTGTTTCCCGCGGCGGAGGGCAACGCCCGATGAGCGTCGTGGCCGGAGGCCAGGGGGAGTTCGACTTCGAGCACGAGCTGCCGGCGGGCAAGGAGTTCTTCACCGTGCCGTTTCTCGCCGCCCTGTGGGACTGCGACGCGAAGCACGTCCACAACCTGATCGACAAGGGGGCCATCAAACTTTCCGCCAGTCTCCATTCCCCGGAGGCGACCAAGTCGATGCGACGCGTGCCCCGCAGCGCCGTGATCGAGTTCCTCAACCGCAGGCGCGACCAATGAACCCTTTGAACGCATGGAGCCACGCGGAGCCAGCGGCGGGAAGGATGCCCCGACATGGCATCTCCACTAAGGCCAAGAACAACAACCCCGCCGACCCCGCGCCATGCGTTCAATTCCTTTTATGAATGAAATCCTCCTTGATTGTCCGGCCTGCGGTCGGAAGAACTTCACCAAAGCCGGGATGCGGGCGCACCGCTGCAAGGGCGCGGGCAAGGCCCTGGCCGTCGTCCCTTCGTTCGATGTGAACATCGCCCACATCCGCGACTATCACCGGCTGGCGATGAATTCCGCCGCGCAGACGACCTGCGCCGCCGCCATGGTCGGCCTGGAACTCCAGAAGGTGAAAGTTGCCCTGAAGAAAAGTGCCACTGGTGGCACTTTTGATGATTGGCTTGAGCAGCACGAGGAGCAGATCGGGTTCTCCAGGCGGACGGCTTTTCGCTACACGGCCCTCGCGGAAAACCTGAAAAGCAAGCTGCTGAAATCGCAGGACCATTCGGTGGTGGTGCTGATCGGAAAAGCGCCGAGCGACCTGAACGACCGGCAGGTGAAGACGCTGCTGCTGGCCATGCACAAGAGCGTGGACGGGCAGTCGCTCTCCGAACTCTACGAGGATTTCGGGATCACGCGCAAGGCGCACGGCGCGTCGCTGAAAGACAAGGGCTCGTCCTCCGGCGCGGGCGACGCGCCGCCTCCGGTGACGACGGAGGAGAAGATCCAAATGCAACTCGATCTTTTCGGCAGCTACTCGCTCTCGCTGGACGAGACGGTGATGGAGCACGGGGCGAAAATCCTGCTGATCACGAAGTGGCCGAAGCCGCGCCTGGACGAGGCGATCCGGATCGCCAAGCGCAACCTCACGCTCCTGGTCAAGGTGCGGGGAGCGGTGAAATGAGCCCGGCCCTGCAAGCCCTGGTCGGCGATCCTGGCGTGCAGCGGCGGCTGGCCGCGATGCGGGGCGAGGCGCTGCTCGCGGAGCGCGGCACCGCGACGATCCGCCAGCCGATCTCGAAAACGCGCAAGCCGTGGAATCATAACGAGCGCGAGATCGTCGCCTCGCTGGCGAGGTTGCGCCCATGACCGCGATGCCGCTGGCCCTGGCCGACTCGATCAAATCGATCAGCCTGCCCGCCGAGGTGCGGAAGGAGACCGGCCTGCTGGCCGCGCTACTCAAGGAGGCGCTGGCCGCGCCGCACGGGGCCAAGGGCCGGGCCTACGAGTCCGCCGCGAGGCAGATGTGCGCCGCCGGTCATTCGATCACCGCCGATGGCATTCGCGCCCTGCTGCCCCACTTCAAGCGCGAAGGCTGGCACGCCCTGATCGACGGACGCAAAGTCCCGCACGACGACAACAAGCTGCCGCGCGGTTTCGTCAAGGAGGTGAAGCGGCGCTTCGACCGCCAGCCGCGCTCGCGGAAGGACGCCTGGGAAACGCTGGTCAACGAATGGCGCGCGGGCAAAACCATCCCCGGCTACCGGGGCGCGAGCTACGTCACGCAGGACGATCCGAAGGGCGAGAAGGCTTTTCCCGAGGCCGATCCGTACCAGCCCTATCCCTCGGGCTGGTCCTACAAGCATCTCTGCCGGGTCTGCCGGTCCTCCGCCTTTGAGCGGGTGGCCATGACCATCGGCCTGGGCCGGGCCAAGGCGCTGCACGGCCCGAAGAAATTCACCACACGGGCCGGGCTGCACCTCTTTTCGCATCTGGCCTGGGACGACGTGGAGCACGACCAGATCGTTCACCTCCTGGACCGGACCATGCGCCAGCAATGCCGGGCGGTGGACATCGGCGTGCTCGATGTTCTCTCCGCCGACCGGTTCGATTGGGGCACGCGGCCCATGATCAAGAAGTTCGACCCGGACCAGGACCGGATGGTGAAGCAGAAGTTGAAGGAGGAAAACGTCCGGTTCCTCTATGCCAAGACACTCCATCAATACGGGTTCAATCCGCGCGGAACCTGTCACGTCATAGAGCGGGGCACGTCCACCTTTCGCGACCGGGTCATGCAGATCACCCGCGACCGGATGAAGGAAATTTACGGGGAACCGGACGGCAAGCCGATCATCACCTTCGACCTGGGCGGATGGACGGGCAAGGAACAGGTCGTGGCCGGAATGTTCCAGGGCAAGGGCGGCGGAAATCCCCGGCACAAGCCGTGGCTCGAATCGATCCACAACCTGATCCACAACCGGCTGGCGTCGCTGCCCGCGCAGACCGGGCCGGACGTGGACCGCCGCCCCGAATTTCTCAACGGCATCCAGGACGAGACGGGCGTGCTGCTGGCGATCTGTCCGAACCTGACCGACCACCAGATCAGGCAGCTGCAATTCCCGACGCTCGAATATTATTCCGAGTTCCTTCCGCTGCTGCGCCACGTCTACGACGCCATCGCGCGCCGCACGGACCATGCCCTGGAAGGCTGGGCCGACTGCAAATTCTTCACGCGGGATTTCCGCTTCCATCGCGGCAGCCAGGAATGGCTGAGCGAGAACCAGTACCTGGCGCTGCCGCCCGCCGACCGCTCCATGCTGGCCCAGGCGGTGAAGCGGGACGGCGCGTGCGAGCGGCCCCGCAGGCTCTCGCCCCGCGAGGTGCGGCTGGCCCGGATGCACGAGCTGGTCAAGCCGCCCGAGTCGCTCATCGCCGAAATTCTTTACGAGGACCTGGCTCGGGAGCAGAAGGTCAAAAACCACTACTTCAAAATCCAGGACCAGGAGATTTCGCCGGAGCCGGTTTATTACGATTCGAGCATCCGCACCCTGGAAGGCAACCAGATCGAGCTGACGGACGGGGAGCATTTCGAGGTGGTCGTCAATCCCTTCGACCTGGACCGGCTTTGGGTTTACGCGGGAGGCAAGCGGGGCAAGGGCGCGTATCTCGGCCTGGCCTCGCGCACCTACACGCCGTGCCGCGGCGACGAAGCCGGTAACAAGCGCGCCCTGGGCATCAACGAAAGCCGTTACGCGGCGATTCGCGCCCCGCTGGTGGACCGTCATTCCAACCTGGCCGTGGAGGAAGCGGCCCGCGCGCAGCACAACGCCGACGTGATGGCCGGGCCGCGCAGCGAAATCGAAGCGCAGGTCGAAGAGGACCGCGCGCTGCGCACCGCCGACCTGGCCGCGCCCGCTCAAGCGCCCGATTTTGACGCCCTTTAATTTATGAACACCGCACTCGCCGAACGAACCCCTCTCAACCTCACCGTCGTCAACCCGCCGCAGGAACCGGCCGCTGGAGCCCCTGCGTCTGTCCACGCCACGCGCTGGAGCGTGCGCATGGCGGATGTCTACGCGGCCACGAAAGAACTGCCGGAGGACCATCGGGGCGAGATTCGCTGGCTCGATCATCACGCGCGGTCGAAGAACATGACCCTGCGCGAGATCGCGGCGCTGTTGAAGGACGCGCGGGGCGAGGCCTACAGCGACAACACGGTCTACAAGGCGATGACCGGTCGGCACGAGGCGAAGCTGGACAACTTCGTGCGCGCCATCGCCCGTTACCGGCTGCCGTTTGCCGCGCGGCCCTCGGAGGAAAAGATTCCCTACGTGCCGATCTCGCAATCGACCAGCATCATTTCCTACGTCGAGAAGTGCGAGAAGTACCAGCGGATGGGCCTGGTCTTCGGCCGCAACCAGATCGGCAAGACGACGGCGTTCAAGCAGCTGCGCATCAGCCGTCCCTTCGGCCAGGTGCAGATTTTCCTCGTTCCCGCCAACGGTTATTTGTCGCAGCTCGTTTCCTCGATGTGCATGGAGAAGAAGATCGCCACGGGCGACTCGACCGGCGAGCAGAAGGAGCGGCTGATGCGCACCTTCGACGCGTCGATGATCCTGGTCTTCGACGAGATGGACCAGTGCTACATGGGCGCGCCGGGCAAGAAGCCGCGCACCGACACCTTCGAGTTCGTGCGCCAGATCCACGAGCGGACCGGCGCGACGGTGATCGAGTGCGCCACGCCGGCCGTCCACAACGAGATGATCACCGGGGTGGACCGGGTCCTCTTCGAGCGGACGATCCACCGTTCGCTGCCGCCCTACATCATCGGCGAAACGATCCCGGAGAGCGACCTGAACGCCTTCGCGGAAATCCTCGGGCTGGACCCAGCGGACGGCACGGCGCTGACCTTGCAGACGAAGGTGATCGACAAGGAAGGGCTCGGCTACTGGCTGATGTACCTCCAGTGCGCGCGGGGCATCGCCGCGAAGAAAAGCCGTCCCGTGATCTGGGGCGACGTGATCCATGCCGACGACGAATTTCTCAAGATGGTCAGCGGCGGCAAGAAGAAGGGCGGGGGCAAGTGAGCCTCTTCAATTTCGCTCCGGGCGGCTTTGTCCAGACGTGCAAGAAGTGCGGCTGCACCGACGACGATTGCTCCGGCTGCATCAAGAAAACCGGTTCGCCTTGTTATTGGGTGAAGCCGGGCCTATGCAGCGCCTGCCACCAAGAAGCGCTCAATTCCGACAAGCCCTGGGGCTTCGACGTGGAAATCGAATTGCGCGTCGGCATGGTCGCGACGGAAATAAAGGCATTTCATAAACAGGGCACCGAAGCCGCCGTTCGCCGGTGGGCGCGCCTGAAGTCCGGTTACGTCTCGGTCGTGAAGATGACGCCCTATACCCGGAAGCGCTGGAACGAAGCCTATGGCCATGGCGATCAACGGATGTAACCCCATGCGCGCCGAACTCCCCTACCACTTTTGCGAAGCGCCCGGCTGCACCGAGATGGTCCAGCCGGGGCATCTCCTCTGCCTGCGCCATTTCCGCGCCACGGTCGTCGATGACGGCGATCTCTTTTTCCCCGCCCTTGAATCCCTCGAAGTACCCACACCTATTCACACCAACCCGAAGGAAATCCATCATGAGTAAAAATCGAATCAAAGCCGCCGCCATCGTCATTCAAAGCCGCGACGAAATGGAGCAGCTCGTCGGCCAGATCGCCTCGTTGATCTCGCAACAGCAGGCCATCACGGCACAGCAGAACACCGAGCAGACGTTGCTCACGTCCCGATATGCCGACTTGACCAAGCCCATCGTCGACAGCCTCAAGGGCAAGATCGCTCTCGCCCAGGATTGGGCGGAGAGGAATCCCGGAGCGTTCGGCGATGCACGTTCGATTGCCATGGCCCACGGCACGGTCGGGTGGCGCAAAGGCAATCCGACTTTGCGGCTGCTCAACAAGAAATGGAATTGGGAGAAAGTCCTCGAAGTTCTTCAGGCTGGCGGCAACGCCTATGTGCGGAACAAGCCGGAGGTGAACAAGGAACTTCTCCTGTCTGATCGGGCCACGCTCGGAGAAGAGGGCCTCAAACAATTCGGGGTGAAGGTCTCGCAGGACGATGATTTTTTCATCGATACAAAGGCTGCCACCACCGAAACCCGGATCACGGAGGCCGCATGAACGTGAGCTTCCTTTCCTTTGAAAAGGCGCTGGCGGGCGTGCCCGCGTTGTTGTCGCTGGGCCACACCGGAGCCTACATCGAAAGCACGGCGACGGACATCCCCTGGGCGCTGGCCACCAGTTACAAAGCCGGCGGACTGCACCGGATGGATTGTTGCGTCAGCGGCTGGTTCCATTATCAGAAGGACGGGATCGATTTCCAGTGGACCTTCGACCTGGAGGAGCGCAACGCCAACGGCAAGTCGGAGTACCGGTTCGACCTGAACGCCATACGCGCCGTCGCGCAATGGACCCAGGGCGAGGCCCGCAAGCAGTTCATCGCCCACGTGAAGGAATGTGCCGCGAAGGTGCGGGCCAAGGGCGACGAGTGGCAGCAAATCGTGCTGCGCCAATACCGGGACGCCGCTTCGCTGGAAGCGCTTTTCACGGAGGGCATGTGATGCGCTCCAAGCAACAATTCTTCGCGGATAAAAAGCGGGAACGGAAGGCCGGGCTTCTCATGGAACGGCTGCATTTGGAGAAGCACCTCGACGATGTCGAGGCCCATATCGGCATCGCCTGCGCGGAGTTCGGCCTCACCCGCGAGCAGATTTACGCGGCAGTGCGGAGGGCTAAATGAGCCTGCGCGTCGATTTCATTCTCCTTGTCACGGCAGGCCTTTGTTACGAGCTGATCAACGTCGCCCTGGAGCTGGGCTGGCTATGAGCGGCTACGCGCCTCCTGGAGGCAAGCTGCGCCACAACCTGGCCGCGATGTTCCAACGACGCGCGCCCGACGCGGCGAAGCTGGCGCAGGATATTGCCGCCGATCCCAGGGAGCGGGCGCGGCTGGAGTCGATGAAACCGGCCACGAGCGAAAACGCCGCGGCGCTGGCCGAGGCGGTGAAGGACGAGCTGGACCGCATCCCGCGCGAGCCAGCTCCAATTCGGCGCGAGCCATTTCGAAGAGGTGACGAGGCCTATAAAGCGCGTTGCCGTGAATCCGCGCTCAAGCGCTGGTCGAAAGAAAGCGAGCGCAAAAAGCAGAGCGTTCGAGCCCAGCGGCGTTCTGCCACGCCCGAAGGACAAGCCACTCTCGATAAAGCCCGCGCCAGGTCCATTCTCGCTCGGAGGAGCCAATCATGAAAGGCGGCCTGACCAAAAAGCAGCGGGACAGTTTTTTCGGCACCTGGTGGCCGGACTGCTGCGAGGTCCAGGGCTGGGACTCGAAGAGCGAGGCGGTGCGCCGCGCGCACGTTCTGGAAGCGACCAAAGGCGCGACGGACCGGATGTCGCTTTGCTCGCAGGCCCAGCTCAGCGCGATCTTCCAGCTGACCTGGTTCAAGACCAACCCCAACAGCCTCGATGCCGCGCTGCCGGTGGCCAATCCGGAGCAGGCCCGCGAGGACGATGACCGCCGCCGCGCCGTCGTCGCGCTGTCCCGCAAGGGGCTTATGCTCGAAGAGATCGCGCGCATCGCCGCGCCGTTTTGCCGGAAGCACCACGTCAGCGACTGGCAGCGGCTGCCGTCCTCCGTCCTCAAATCGATGATGCACTGGAAACAGTTTCAGCCCAAGCAGCGCGCGGCCCGGACCGTCACCACGATGCCGCTGGGACAGGCCGCGGCCGACACGCCGGTCATTTACAACCTTCGTCCGTCTCCCAAAACCCCCAAGCCGGTTTGCGCCGGTCCTTACTAAACCAACAAAGGAAACCTCATCCATGAAAACCGCAGCTCCTCTCAAAACTCATCGCCTTCTCGACCTCAAAAAACTCACCCTGGCCCACGGCTCGCATAAAAGCGCCGACGACGGCATGTGCATCCTGGAGGCCGTCTCCTTCATGGCCGGGGAAACTTTCGGCGACCATCCGAAGTGCGCCTGCCCGGTGATCAGCGCCATGCTGCGGAGCTGGAATGATCGTCTCAACACTGAGGACCGCCAACAACTGAAGCGCTACATTCTGCCGTTGGTCGGCAGCAAGAGCACGCGGGCCGTCGAGATCAAACGCGGCTATCTCGCCGCCGACTGGGCGATCCGCATCGCGACGCCGATTGCGCTGCGCGCGGCCAAGCTCGATACCCACGCCGAGGCGTTGGAAAAACTCCCCGAGATCATTGACGTGAAAACCCGCGATTTCGCCTGGCCGGTGATTGTCGCAGCCCGTGACGCGGCGCGCAAAGCGCGCCGCAATTTAGGATGGCCATGGTACAGGGTGGAGGCGGCGGCGGTGGTGGCGGCGGCGGCGGTGGCGGCGGTGGCGGTGGCGGTGGCGGCGGTGGAGGCGGAGGCGGTGGAGGCGGAGGCGGTGGTGGCGGCGGTGGCGGTGGCGGCGGTGGAGGCGGTGGAGGCGGTGGAGGCGGAGGCGGTGGAGGCGGTGGAAAAAATACGCGCTGACCTGACGGTCAGCGCTCATGACCTCGCGGCCCGCATGCTTGCGGTGAAGGAGTAATGCCATGCTCGACACTCTTATCGAATGGGCCCACCACACCCTCAACTGGTGGTGGGGCTGCAACAGGGTCAGCGAGGGTTGCGCTCACTGCTATGCGGAGGTCCTGGCCAAGTTGTTCAGTAAGGGCCGCTGCGTCTGGGGCAAGCACGGCGTACGCTGGATTCGGGAAAACGCCAAGCGCGACGCGAGGAAGATTCTCGCACGCGCGGCCACGGCCACCGAGCGGCAGAGGGTCTTCGTCAACTCGATGTCGGATACCTTCGAGGATCATCCTGGTCTGGTCGCCGCGCGTTACGATGCCTTTGGCTTCATGGAAGCGCACGACGAGGTCGATTGGTTGTTGCTCACGAAGCGCCCGGAGAATATCCGGCGCTTGTCGCCTTCGCTCTGGCTGGAGAATTGGCCCGCGCACATTTGGATCGGGACGACGGTGGAGAACCAGCAATGCGCGGACCATCGCGTCCCGGAGCTGCTTTCCATTCCCGCCAAGGTTCGGTTCCTGTCGTGCGAACCGCTACTCGAAGGCGTTGATATTTCCGCCTACCTCCCGAATTATGTCGGAGATTTTCCTCAACGCATGGATGGCATTCATTGGGTCATCTGCGGTGGCGAGAGCGGCGCACGCGCGCGACCCATGCATCCCAATTGGGCGGCCCGTCTCCGCGATCAGTGCCAGGAAGCTGGCGTGCCGTTCCACTTCAAGCAGTGGGGCGAGTACGCGCCCGGCGCGTCCGATTGGGGCGACCATGGCGCGGAATTTCTTCCTCAAGAAGAGGACGTTGCCGACCGGATGGGCGAGCGAAAGTTTAGCGCCCCGGCGGAAATCGGCGATCAGGAATTTCTCAAGGTCGGCAAGCACATCGCTGGCCGTCTGCTCGATGGCCGCGAGTGGAACGAGTTTCCGAAGGCCGGGGTGCCCGCGTGAGTGGCGACTTCATCAACGCGATCTTTGAGGCGGGAACGGCCTTCGCGATCAGCCGCAATGTGCGGGCGGTGCTGAAGGACCGCGAGGTGAAGGGCGTCCGTCCGTCGAACACGCTTTTCTTCCTGGCATGGGGAATCTGGAACGTCTGGTTTTATCCGGCCAATGGTTTCACCTGGAGCTGGCTGGCCGGGATGCTCGTGGTCGCGGCGAACGTTGTCTGGCTCGCCCAGGTCATTCGCTTCGCGCCCATCGGGACCCGGAGCGTGCTCTATGGCGTCCACGCCTTCTGGCTGCATCCGTTCCTGATCACCATCGGCTGGTGGCGGCTCTACGGCTTTCCCTGGGACCCGCGCCTGTGGGTCGCGTTCTTCGTTCACGACCTCGGCTATTGGGGAAAGCCGAACATGGACGGCCCCGAGGGCGAATCGCACCCGGAGCTGGGCGCGGCGATCATGCGGCGCTGGTTCGGCGAAGAGTGGGGCGACTTCTGCCTTTGCCATTCCCGGTGCTACGCGAAGCGGATCAACAAGCCCGTCTCCCGTCTCTGTCACGCGGACAAGTACGTCATCATCCTGGAGCCGACCTGGCTTTATCTGCCGCGCACGATGGCGACCGGCGAGGTGTGGGAATTTATCGAGGTGGCGCGAAAACGCGCCGACGTAATCCACGGCCCCAGCGATCCGCTCAACGCCGCCGAGCGCGCCGACTTCGCCAGCGGCGAGCCACGCCGGTGGCATCGCTCCGTGAAGAGCTACATGCGGCGCTGGTTGACCGAGCACAAGGATGGCGCTGCCGATACCTGGACGCGCGTGCGGCACAAAGGGGAGGCGTTCAGTCAATGATCGACCTCGCGCCACAGATCGAGCAATGGCTGCTCACCCAGGACTCCTGGGTGAGCGGGGCCACGCTGTGCGCGCGGTTCGGGATCGCGGACGACCGCGATCTGCGCTGCTGGGGCGAGACGCCGGGCCTGATCAGCGCGTTCGCCATTTCCCACACGCGGAAGGGCTACCGGCACGTCCGCAAGGCCAGCACGCTCGAATGGCTGGCCTTCAAGTTCACACTCATGCGCCACGCCATCTCCGTGATCCGGCGCGTCCGGGGCCTGGCCCGCGTCCGCCACAACGTCTTCCTCCCCACCCTGCCGCCGACCGAAAAGGACAGCGGCCAGACCGTAATGACCCTATGAACTCGCTCCTCAAACTCCGCCGCTTCGCCATCAGGCGCGGCAATGACTTCCTCGCCGCAGCCGATGGCGTCCAGCCCGGCTCGCCTGCCAGAATCGCCTTCGTCTCCAAAGCCGTGGCCTTCAATACCGTTGTCCAACACATCGACCGCACTCTCAAATCGCAGCACGACCGCAGGCACGACCGGAGGAAAAGAAGTGGCTCGTGAAATAAGAGATGGAGGCTTGGACGCGGGCCTCATCGCTATTCGCGCATGGATGGCCGAGCATCCCGGCCACGTCCTTAGTCATCGCCAGAGAGCCTATATCTGCGGTTGCTCTCGCAGCTTGCTCGTGCTTATGGAGCAAAACGCCCTCAAGCGCATCCGTAAATTTCGAGCCAAAACCCTTTCTTGAATAGACTATGAAACCTACTCCTTTTCCAGGTCGCCCGGCGACGTTCAGCTTTTGTTTTAAATATCGATTCTCTCTCTGGCGTTCGTGGCTCGGAGGCGATGGCGTTCTCATGGTGATCGGACTCAATCCCTCTACTGCTGACGATATTTACGACGATCCTACCATCCGCCGCTGCATCGGGTTCGCCCAGGTCCTCGGGTATCATGAGCTTTGCATGACGAACCTTTTTGCGTTTCGGGCCACCTATCCCAGCGAGATGAAGCGTCAGAATGATCCGGTGGGTTACGGAAATAACGGCGAGCTCCGCTATTGCGCAGCCGGCGCGAAATTGATTGTTGCGGCCTGGGGGACCAAGGGCACCCATCTCGGACGCGACAAGACCGTTAGGGCGATGCTTCCCCCCATGCATTGCTTCCGTCTCACCCCAAAGAGCGGACAGCCGGAACACCCGCTCTATCTCCCCAGTGATCTCATCCCGATTCCTTTATGTCAGCCCTAACCACCAACCCGCGCCGGAGGCGCAGCGTCCAAGTAATTAAGCAACCCCGTCCGTTTCGTACCAAGCCCGCCGTTTCCTGGCCCGGTGGCAAGTCCCGCCTGCTCGATGCCATCCTTCCCCTGATTCCCAAGCACGAATGTTATTGCGAACCTTTCGCCGGTGGGCTGGCGGTCCTGCTGGCCAAGCCCCGCTCGCAGAACGAGGTGATCAACGATGTCCATACCGACCTGGTCACCTTTTACCGGTGCGTCCGGTTTCACCGCGACGAGCTTTTAACCGAGCTGGAGTTTGTCCTTAATTCCCGGCAGGAGTTTCACGACTTCCGCGCCCAGCCCGGCCTGACCGATATCCAGCGCGCGGCCCGGTGGTACACGCGGAACAAGATTGGTTTTGGAGGGAGCGACGACAGCTTCGGCGTGCGGGTGCAGTCGTCGGTCTCTTCTCGAGTGAACCGGATGGAGACGATCCGGCAGCTGAACCTGCGGCTCGACACGGTGACCATCGAGCATCTCGACTGGCAGCGGTGCATGGACCTTTACGACCGACCGGCGACGTTCTTCTTTCTCGATCCGCCCTACACGGATTGCAACGCCAAGACGTATGGCTCGTGGAAGGAATCGGACATCCTCTTCCTCCGGAAAAAGCTGGACCGGCTCCAGGGGAAATGGCTGCTGACCCTCAACGACTCGCCCGCGATTCGGTCGATCTTCCATGATTGCAAACTGACCGCGATCAGCCGCCCGCGCGGGATCGCCAACAAGACGGCGAAGGCTGCCGTCTATAAGGAGCTGATCATTGCGCCTACTCCCTGATGGCATCGGGCACGTCGGGCAGCCAGGCCTTGGCTCCCCGTTTCTCGATGATGCGCCTGGCCGCGCGGACGACCATGGCGCGGAAGCCCAGGGGCGGAGGGATCAGTTCGAGCTTGTCGTGGAGGTCGAAGTGTCGGCCCTTGATGTTCCCGTGCGGGACACCGCAGGCGTCGAGCCATCGCTGGGCTTCCCTTTGTGCTTCTTCCCAACTCATTCCGAGAGATTGGGCATCGCGGCGAAAGGGGCAAGATGAAAGCGCCGGAGACTGTGATTGAGGAGCTGCTCGCCAAGACCAGGAACATTCTTTATAAGGGGCTGCCGGACCGCGCCTGGTTCACCCAGCAGGTCCGCGTTAAATTTGCCCTCACGCTCCCCGCCAAATGGCTTGATGAGCGGAAGGTCGAACTGTCCGGAGAGAGGTACCAGGCCATCGTGGAGAGCATCCTGGATACGATTAAGGCCAATGGCCGTCGCGACCTGGGGGCTTTCCCCTGCGCTTATCTGCATTCGTGCGTCGAGTCGCACCTGCGGCATCACGGCGACGATTACTACACGGAAGGCAAGTCCCTCCGCAACACGATGGACCGCGTCCTGACTCACGCCGCTCGCGTTCGTCCTGTCGTCGCCATCTTCGCTCAAGTGCATGCCTCACTCGAAGTCGGGAAGAGGAAGGCCAAAATAAAGCCCGCTGCAGCCGGTTTGCAGCCCGACTTATTCGGCGGTGCAAAGCCGGATCAAATTGCGAAACTTCATGCGCCATCGGCCTCATCCGTTCCAAAATGCGAAACTCCATCCCTGACTCCGGTGCGCCGTCCGCGCCGTTTGTAACCCCCGCAAATTCAGGATACTCCGGGGCTGGTTCAGGCTATTCGGCCTAATTCAGGATCGCGAAATTCGACTGCTCTGGGGCA